GACCTCGACACCAAGACTGGCGGCAACGACGCCGACGAGCTATCGAAACTGATGGACGATCTATCGAAGGAAGCCTGACATGAAGCCCGAGCACTTGAAGCTGCTCCGGGACAAGCGTTGGCGCCTGAATAACCTCTACTTCATCACGGACAAGCAGGGCAAAAAGGTCCGCTTCCGGATGACGGACGAGCAGATCGAGTACTTCGATGGGATGCACACCCGCAACATCATCCTGAAGGCTCGGCANCTCGGCTTCACCACNGAGTGCTGCATCATCCAGCTGGACGCGGCGCTGTTCGAGTCGGCCAAGTGCGCGCTGATTGCTCACACCCTGAACGACGCCAAGCGCCTGTTCCGGGAGAAAGTGAAGTATGCGTACGACAACCTGCCTGCTGAGATACGTGCTGCCAATCCTGCTTCTAACGATGCTGCTGGTGAGCTTGTGTTCAGCAAGGGCGGATCGCTCTACGTGTCCACATCCTTCCGGGGCGGGACTTTACGGTATCTGCACGTATCCGAGTTCGGGAAGATCTGCGCCAAGTATCCTCACAAGGCCAGAGAGATCGTCACCGGCGCCTTCGAGGCTGTGGCCACCGAATGCTTCGTCACGATCGAGTCGACGGCGGAGGGCAGGGCCGGCTACTTCTTCGATTACTCGCAGAGCGCAGAGAAACAACAACTGGCTGGCGTGCCCTTGGGTCTGCTGGACTGGAAGTTCTTTTTCTTCAGCTGGTGGAAGAACAAGGCCTACTGGCTCGATCCCACCGACGTGGTCATCCCGCAGCGCCTGACCGATTACTTCAACGAACTGTTCGCCAAGCACGGCATTGACACGAACCCCGGCCAGCGCGCCTGGTACGCGGCCAAGGAGAAGACACTCGGCGCCGACATGAAGCGGGAATATCCGTCTCTGCCGTCCGAAGCCTTCCAACAGTCGATCGAAGGCGCGTATTACGCCCAGCAGTTCAACAAGCTCTACGCCAGTCAGCGCATTGGCGTGCTGCCAAACAACAGCCACCTACCGGTGATGACCTTCTGGGACATCGGCGTCGGCGACTCCACGGCCATCTGGTTCGTGCGTCAGGTCGGCGAGCAGTACCACATCATCGATTACTACGAGAACTCAGGCGAAGGCCTTCGGCATTACATGAAGGTGCTCAAGGACAAGGGTTACACCTACTCCGAGCACTGGGGGCCGCATGACATCGACAACCGCGAGTTCGGCAGTGATGCCAAGACCCGTCGCGAGCTGGCCCGTGAGGGCTACGACATCGACGGGCAGAAGTACTGCATGACGTTCCAGGTCGTTCCCAAACTCGGCATCAACGACGGCATTGAGCAGGCTCGCGAGATCCTGCCCAGGTGCGTCTTCGATGAATCCAAATGCGAGGAAGGGATCGCCTGCCTTGAGAACTACCGCAAGGAGTGGGACGACAAGCGCGGCTGCTGGAAAGACAAACCGCTTCACGATTGGACGTCTCACGGCTCCGACGCCTTCCGGTACTTCGCTGTCGCCAAGAGCGCAAGGAAGCCGGTCAAATCAATCAAAATGGGATTCGCACGCTAATGGCAGACGTCACCTATACCCGCCCGGAATACGACGCGGCACAGTCCCGTTGGCGGCTGGTGCGCGACGTGTGCAAGGGCTCCGAAACGATCAAGGCCCGAGGCGATCACTACCTGCCTCGGCCGAATCCGCAGGACGAGAGCGACGACAACAAGGCGCGCTTCAACACCTACCTGATGCGCGCCGTGTTCTACAACGCCACCGGGCGCACGAAGAACAGTCTTGTCGGTGCCGTGTTCCGCACCTGGCCAACGCTGACTGTTCCTGCCGCGCTTGAGTACGTGAGCAAGGACGTCGACGGGCAGGGCATCAGCATCTATCAGCAGTCGCAGTCGGTCATCGGGCACATCCTCGAAGTCGGCCGTCACGGCCTGCTGGTGGACTTCCCCAATGTTGAGCCGGGATCGACCAGCAAGGCAGACAGCGCAGCGCTGGGCATTCGCCCAACCATCGCCAGCTACAACGCCGAGTGCATCGTCAACTGGAAGACTCGCAAGATCGGCGGCCAGCACCTGCTGAGCCTGGTGGTCTTGAAGGAAGTCGTCGACCAAGAGACCGAGGACGGTTTCGGCGTAGAGAGCAAGGATCAATACCGGGTGCTGCGCCTGAATGACGTCGGCACCTACGAACAAGAGCTTTGGACCAAGGACGGCGGCCAGTGGGCAGCTACTGACGCTCACGCGCCTCTGGACGGGCAGGGGAAGCCATGGCGCCTGATCCCGTTCATGTTCGTCGGCAGCGAGAACAATGATTGCTCGATTGATGACTCGCCGCTGTATGACATGGCAGAGATCAACATCGGCCATTACCACAACAGCGCGGACTACGAGGACTCGGTGTGGTTCTCGGGTCAGCCTCAATTCTGGATTGCCGGCCTAACCGAAGAGTGGCGCGATCACTTGGAAGATAACGGCCTCTACGTCGGCTCGCGTGCACCACTGACGCTGCCGGCCAATGGTTCCTGCGGCTTTGCCCAGCCTGAGCCGAACACCCTCGTCAAAGAGGCCATGGACGGCAAGAAAGAAGACATGGTTTCGCTCGGTGCCCGTCTGATCGAGCGCGGTAGCGCGGTGAAGACCGCCACCCAGGCTGACAACGACAGCGCGGCAGAGCACAGCATCCTGTCGCTGGCCGTGAGCAACGTCAGCGAGGCCTACAGCCAGTGCCTGGTGTGGATGGGCATCTTCGAGAGCGTGGCCGGCGAAGCGCTGCTGAAGCTGAATCAAGACTTCACGCAAGTCAGCCTCGACGCGGCAATCATGGCCAGCCTGTTCAATGCAGTGCAGGCCGGACGCGTGCCCGAGTCGGACTTCTGGCAGTACCTGCGCGATCGCGGGGTGATCGACCCAGAGAAGACCGACGACGACATTCGCGGCGAGCTTGAGGCCAACCCAGTGGGCTTAGGCCTTGATGACGAGGACAAACCAGATGGCGGCAAACCAAGCAATCCTTGACGCCACCATTCGGCACGCTGTGTTCCTCGAGCGACTGAAGGCGGGGGAGGTGAAGAAGTTCGCCCCCTTCCTCAAGGAGATCGACCGTTCGCTGCGTGAGCGCCTGACCAAGTCCGACTTGACCGGGTTCACACGCAAGCGCCTGGAGAAGCTGCTCGACGAGGTGGACAGCCTGCTGCTGGGCATCTTCACCCGCTTCACTGACCAGCTAACTCTGGATTTGATCGACCTGGCCAACTATGAGGCGCAGTTCGAGGCAACGAGCCTGACCAAGGCGGTACCGGTCGGCATCAGCTTCGAGGCTGCGATTCCCTCGGTGACTGCTATCCGAACGGCGGTACTGAGCAACCCGCTCAGCATCCGAGACGGCGGCAAGCTGCTCAAGCCATTCATCAAGGACTGGACGTCAGCCGAACGTGAGCGAGTCACCGGCGCAATCCGGCAGGGCTTCTTCGAAGGGCAAACCAACTTCCAGATCCTGCAGAACATTCGCGGGACCAAGGCGGCGGGGTACAAGGACGGCATTCTGGCCGTGACCGACCGCAACGCATCAACGGTGGTGCGCACAGCCATCCAGCACGTCGCCAGCCAGGCGCGAATGGAGACGGCCAAGGCCAACACCGACATCGTCACCGAGATTCAGCTGGTCGCCACGCTCGACAGCAAGACCAGCCAAGTCTGCCGCACCCTGGACAAGCGCCGCTTCCCGGTCGATTCAGGGCCGAGGCCGCCGTTCCACCCGAACTGCCGGACTACCTTCGTGCTGCTGACGCGCCTGAGCGAGATGTTCTCGAAGGGCGCGACCAGGGCATCAGCTGGTGCCAATGGGGCCGGGCAGGTCAGCGCGGACCTCGACTATTACCACTGGCTCAAAGAGCAGCCGGCCGCCTTCCAAGACAAGGCGATCGGCAAGACCCGGGGCGTTCTGTTCCGCAATGGCGGTCTGAGCGTCAAGCGCTTCTCTGAGCTGCAGCTCGACCGCAACTTCGAACCACTGACACTCGTTGAGATGAAGGCCTTGGAGCCTTTGGCCTTCGAGCGCGCAGGCATCTGATCCGCAGGCCGAGCCTGCAAACCAGTCCCAGGGGGACAGCATGAAATACCTGATCGACAAAGCAGCATATGACGCGCTCGAACCATCGTTGCAGGCGTTCTACAAGGCGCAGGGCGATGCTTATGTGCTGGCCGTTGAAGGCTTGCCAGCTCCGGAAGATACCGCGGGCCTCAAAGCCAAGAACGACGAGTTGCTGGCCGAGCTCAAGGCGAACAAGACCAAAGCGCGCGAGGCTGAAGAAGCTGCCCGCATCGCTGCCGAGGAAAACGCCCGTAAGTCTGGTGACACCGAAGCGCTCGATCGCAGCTGGACCGAGAAGCACACCGCTGCACTGGCAGAAAAGGACGGCACGCTGTCTGCTCTGCAAGCTCAGGTCCATTCGCTGACCGTCGGTGCTACGGCTGCCCGCCTGGCTGGCGAGCTGGCCGTGCAAGGCTCTGCCGCAGTACTGCAACAAATCATCGAACCTCGCCTCTCCATGGAGTTGCGCGAAGGCAAACCCACCGTCGTGGTGCTGGACGCAGAGCGCCGGCCTACCGCTCTGACGGTGGAAGAGTTCAAAGCCCAATTGTTCAACGATGCCGCGCTGGCACCGTTGATTGCTTCAAGCAGGGCTTCTGGTGGCGGGGCCACCGGTGGCAAAGGCGGCGGGGCCGCAAAAACGTGGGACCAACTTACCGGAATGGAGCGTGTAGAGCTCCGCCGAACCAACCCCGCCGAGCACGCGCGCCTAAAGGCAGCGGCTGAGGCCAAGTAAAAAGGATATTCAGCAATGCCAACCATCCTCTCCGACGTCATCTTCCGTGACGAACTGCGGGACTACATCAACGTCAACAGCGTTGAGCGCACCGCGTTCTTCGAGTCGGGCATCCTGACCCAGAACTCGGACATGGCGCAGCTGCTCGCCAGCCCGTCGAACACCTTCACCATACCGTGGTGGGTTGATCTGGATGCGTCCATCGAGTCGAACTACTCGAACGACGTGTACACCGACATCGCTGTGCCGCTGTCCGTACACACCGCCAGCATGCAGGCGCGCGCCGCGTACCTCAACGAAGGCTGGAACTGCATGAACCTGGTGAAGAACATCACCAAGCAGGACCCGCTGGAGTTTGTTGCCGGCCGGCTGCAGGCGTACTGGCGCAAAGTGGCACAGCGTCGCGCGATCGCCACCACCATCGGCATCTACAACGACAACGTGGCTGCCAATAGCGGCGACATGGTCGTGGACGCCGGCGGCACCATCAGCGCTGCAGCCATCATCCGCGCCAAGGCGACCATGGGTGATTACTCCGGTCAGTTGGGCGGCCTGAGCGTTATCGCCATGCACTCTGCCGTGCAGACCGAGCTGCAGATCCTCAACATGATCGACTTCACCCCGATCGCTGACCAGATTCCAGAGTTCGGTCGCTTCCAGGGTATGCGCGTCGTGGTTGATGACAGCATGCCGGTGATCGCCGGCACGCCGAACAAGTACCTGTCCGTGATCTTTGGCCCGGGCGCTTTGGGTTACGAAGAGCAGCAGCCTGAAGGTGAAGACGGTCTGGAATACGAGCGTGCTCCGGATCGCGGCAACGGTGGTGGTACCGAAACCCTGTGGACTCGCCGCAACTTCGTTGTGCACCCGCTGGGCTACTCGTTCCTGAGTGCAACCATCACCGGTACCCCGACCACCACTCGCCCGATGTCGGCGAACTGGGCGGACCTGGCGCTGGCCACCAACTGGGAACGCAAGTTCGACCGCAAGCAGGTCCCGCTGGCGTTCATCACCTCCACCGTCGCAGCCTGATCAATAGCCGGCCCCTTCGGGGGCTGGCACCATTGAAGGAGAGTCACCATGGCAGTTGAAAAAGACAATCACATCGACCCGAACGTCAAGGCGCGTTGGGGGTTTGGCGGTACCGCTGATAACATCACCGTAGGCCCTGAAACGGTCGGTGAAACCGGTGGCGTTGATAGCGTGCGCACCGAGGCTGATGAGCCTGCCGCTCGCAAGAACGGCGGCGGCGCTGAAAAGAAATCCACCACCAAGGAATAACACATGGCTCTCATCATCGAGGACGGCACCGGCAAGCCGGACGCAGACAGCTACTCGACCGCTGCGGAACTGGTCAGCTATGCCGCAAGGTACGGTGTGACCATCCCAGCAGGCGAGCCGGCACAGGAAGCGTTGCTGCGTCGGGCCGCCTTGGCGATGGATGGCATGAAATGGAAGGGATGCCGAGCCAACGGTGACCAGGCACTTGCCTGGCCTCGCCGTGGCGTGAACATTGACGGTGAGAACAAGCCGTCCGACTACATTCCTGCACGTATCCAGTACGGGCAGATGGCCCTCGCGGGCGAGATCCACACTGACGACATCGACCCCATCGAGACACGCAAAGGCGCGGTGATCCGCGAGCGCGTTGAGGGGGCGGTCGATACCCAGTACGCAACTATCTCCAACACCAGCGGCAAGCTGTTACCGGCGGCGCCAGACCGGCCGAGCCGCACGCAGTTTGCCGACTACCTACTGAAGCGTGGACTGTTTGCCATAAGGGCCTGACCAATGAGTGAGTTCTACGACCGCATGGCTGCTACCGCTCTGCGGTTGATTACTCAGTACGGCCAGCCAGTCACCCTTCGCGAGATCACCACGCCAGAGTACGACCCGGACAACCCAGGCAGCGGTGACGTGATCATCGAGCAAACCGCCCAGGGCATCCTGCTCGACTTCACCGGCCTCGAATTCCAGAACGACACGCTGATCGTGCGCGGCGACAAGAAGCTTAAGGTCGCGGCGCTGGGCATGGCCTGGAAGCCGAAGCCGCTGGTGCAGGTTGATGTGCAGGGCAAGACCTGGACGGTGATCAATTTCAAAGAGATCAACCCGGCCGGCACTCCGCTGCTGTACGAGCTGCAGGTGCGGTCGTGAGTAAGTATTCAGGTAAGCAGGGAAGCTTCGCGCTGCAACTGGCTGAGTTCGCCCAGCTAGCCAAAGACGCAGTCGACGCCAGCCTTCGCGAGATCATCATCGAGGTTGGCAATTCGCTGATCCGCATGTCCCCAGTGGACACTGGCCGATTCCGCGGAAACTGGCATCTGTCCATCGACGTGGTTGAGAGCGTTACGTTTGACGACGCCGATCCGAATGGACAAGAAGCAATGGCAGCGCTCGTTTCTGCTGTCAGCGACTTCACTGCAGGGCAGGCCGCTTACATCATCAACAACCTGCCGTACGCCATCCCTCTTGAATACGGCCACTCGACTCAGGCGCCTAAGGGCATGGTCAGGGTAACGCTGGCTCGCTTCCAGCAGATCGTCAACGAGGCAGTCAGGAATAACCAGGTATGAGCCACAACATCATCGCCGCGGCCTTCGAGTCGCGCCTGCTCGCGTGGGCCAAGACTCGGGCCAAGCCGCTGAAGGTCGTGGCCGAGAACGAAACCTACACGCCCGGGACTGCCGAGACGTGCCTACGGGCCTTCACGCTGCCGGCGGTCACGGACAGCAACACGCTGAGCGGCGACCACCGAATTTACACCGGCGTGTTTCAGGTCAACATCGTGGCACCCTCCGGCAAGTACCGGACTGAGGCGGCCGGCATCGTTGACGAACTGGCCGCCCTGTTCCCGCTCTACCTGCGCATTCCCCGCGCTGGCTTGGTCGCCCTGGTGATGACTCCGGTCGCGCCCGGGCCTGGCATTCCAGACGGCAACACCTTCACGGTACCGGCCTCGTTCCAGTATCGGTCTGACACTAACTAATTCGCCCGTTGGGCAAACCCAGAACCCGCCATTGAGCGGGTTTTGTCATTTCTGCAAAGAGGAAAACCCATGAGCGTCAAGATTCCCAACGGCACTACGTTCGAGATCGCTGCTACTTTCGGTGCGCCGAAACCCTTCACTGTCATCACTAACGCCAAGCCTCCGGTTCTGACCTCTGCCGCTCACGGCCTGGCCGATGGCGACGTGATCGTGATCGATTCCGCCTGGGCGAAGCTGAACGGTCGACCGGCTCGCGTCATCGACTCCGAAATCGGCGAGTTCGCGGCTGAAGGCGTGGATACCGCCAGCGTGAAAAACTATCCGGCAGGCTCTGGTGCGGGCACTGTCCGTGCTGCTTCTGGCTGGACGCAGCTCGCGCAGATCACCGAACCAGCAGCAAACGGTGGCGAACAGCAATTCCTCACGTACGGCTTCCTCGAAGACGATGATGACCGTCAACTGCCCACCACCAAGTCGGCCAGCAGCATGACGCTGCCGGTTGCTGATGATCCGGATCAAGCGTACGTCGCGATTGTCGAGGCTGCCGACGAAGATAAAGAGCCGCGCCTGGTGCGTGCAAACCTACCGGGCGGCGCGACCATCTATTACTACGCGTATGTGTCGATCACCGCGACCCCGACGCTGAGCCGCAACAACATCATGACGCGGACCATCACTCTGTCGTTCGCCTCCCGCCCAACTCGCTACAACGCCTAAGGGGTCCACATGGCAAAGTTTTCGATTGCGCCAAAGCCGACGTTCACTGTCGATGTGGCCATCCCGCAGGTTGGCGACAAGCCGGCAATGGTGCCGTTCACCTTCAAGTACCGCGACCGCACCGCACTGGCTGAACTGTTCGACTCCTGGAAGGCAAAAGCGGAAGACCTCGGCGAACGCTTCAAAGGCACGGAGCCGACCCTTGTAGAGATCACTGCAGCCGAAGTCGAGCAAGGTGTCGAGCAGATCAAGGATCTGGTCGTGTCTTGGGGTTTCGGCGACAAGCTCAATGATGAGTCGATCACTGCCCTGGTGAAGAGCTGCGTTGGTGTTTCGGAGGTCGTGGTGAAGGCCTACAGCGAAGCCTTCGGCAAGGCCCGCTTGGGAAACTGACCGCCGCTGCCCGTGCGCTCTATGAGTCTGACGGTTCCGCTGAACAGATGGCGATGTTCGGCTTCTCGCCAGAGGACTACGACGAAACCTTCGAAGTTTGGCCTGACAACTGGAAGGCTTTCCTCGTCATGGATTCGATGGGGACTCAGTGGCGCACGGGTGCATGCGGCGCAACTGGACTCGATTACGGCGTCCTGCCCGACGTGATGAAGCTCGTCGGCATTCCGGCGAAGGATCGCCCCGGCGTGTTTCAGGACATCCGCGTAATGGAGTCAGAAGCCATCGCGGTTATGGCCGAAGCTCGCGACAACAGCCCGTGAAGACGGGCACTTATTCAAGGTGAGTCGATGAACATTGCAGAACTCGGCATCAAGGTCGACTCGGCTGATGCCGCCCAGGCTGCGACCGATCTCGACAAGCTGACCAAGTCCGGCGAGCGTGCAGAGCAATCCGCTGTCGGCCTGATGAAAGAGATGGAAGCGCTGGAGAAGTCGTTGTCGAAAGGCGCGACTACCACGCAGGAGCTGGCCAAGCAGCGCGAGAGTCTGGCGAAACTCACCAAGACCGGCGCTTATGGCGAGGCCGAGTTCACCAAGATCACCGCCCAGCTCGATAAGCAACAAGTGGCCCTGGCCAAGTCCACCCTGGACGAGCAGAAGGCTTTGAACAGCCTGCTGGGCGCCATTGATCCTGCCCGCGCAGCCATGGGCAAGCTCGACACCCAAGTGGAACAGTTGGGCAAGCACCTCGACGCAGGCCGGATCAGCCAGGACCAGTACAACTCGGCCTTGAGCAAGATCGACGGCAACTATGCGGCGCTGGAGAAAACCGCCACCGGTTTCGACCGGCTGAAGCTTGGCTCCCGCCAGGCGCAGGAAAACGTCGTTCAGCTCGGCAACGCGTTGTCGTCCGGTGATTGGGGTAGCGGCGTGCGCGCCGTGGCTCAACTGGGCGCAGGTGCGGGGTCATCAGCTGCTGGTTTGCTTGCCATCCTCGCGCCGATCGCACTGGCCACTGCCGCCGTCGGCGCACTGGCCGTTGCCTATTACAAGGGTAGTGAAGAGCAAGATACCTACAACAAGTCACTGGTGATGACCGGTAGTTTCGCCGGTGTTAGCGCTGGTCAGCTGGGCGAAATGGCCCGGCAGGTCAGCGCTACGGTGGGTACCACTGGCCAAGCTGCTGCTGTTCTCGCGCTGCTGGCTGGCAACGGCAAGATCGCGGGCGAGAGCTTCACGGGCATCACCCAGGCCGCCGTTTCCATGCAGGAAGCGACGGGCAAGGCTGTCAGCGAAACCGTCGCCGAGTTCTCGAAGCTTGCCGATGATCCGGTGAAGGCATCTGCCGCACTGAACGAGCAGTACCACTACCTGACCGCCTCGGTTTACTCGCAGATCGCAGCACTGGAAGAGCAGGGCGACCACGCAGGCGCTGTGAAGCTGGCGACCGAGCAATACGCGGACGCCATCAACGAGCGCACGCCGAGAATCCTTGAAAACCTGAGCTTTTGGGAGAAGGGTTACAACGCTGTCGCGCGTGCGGCTGACAACCTGAAAAACATCGGTCGCAGCAACATCGGCTCCGATATTGAGCAGGCTCAACGTGATCTGACCCGGGCCGAGTCTGGGGACGTTGGCCTGTTTCAAAACAAGCAGGAAATGATCGACCTCTACCGCAACCGGCTGAATATGCTGGAGGACCAGAAGGCCGCTGAAGCAGACATTGCAAAGTACGACGGCGAGCAGGCCAAGGCACAGCAAAGCGCAGTCGTAGCGATGTCCAAAGTGGACGCGATCACCAAGTCTTCGCTGACCAACGAGCAGAAGCGCGCCGAGGCGATCAAGGATTACAAGAAAAGTCTTGATGATATCCGGAAGGTAGACCCGAAAGACTCTCGGCTTGATCCGGCAGCAGTCGCCAAGAACATGGCGAACCTCAACGACAAATTCAAGGATCCAAAGGCTGCCGCAGGCAGTGCTGACCTGACCAGCTTCAACAACGCGAAGAACGTATTGGCCGAAACCCTGGCCTACTACAAAAACGCGGACAAGGAGCTCGAAGCATCGCAGCGGGCCGGGGTGATCTCTCAGGCCAGCTTCACCGAGCAACGTGTCAGCCTGCTGAAGCAGCAAGCCGAAGAAGTTGCCCAGAGTTACCAGTCGGAAATCGATGCACTCGAAGCGGCCAAGGCAAAAAAGGGCACAACCGCGGCGCAGGTCATCCAGATCGATCAGAAGATCGCCGATGCCCGCAGCGC